ACGCAGAACCAGTACGAGAGCCGTGTCTACGCGGTGTCGGGCGCGGTGGCGGTCGTCGGGCCGAATGGCTCGATCGCCGTGACGCTGCCAACGGTGGCGGGTTTCACGTTCAACGTCTACGTCGGCACCACGACGTCGCCGGCGAACCTCGGGACCTGTGTCCTCGGCCCGACGTCCGGCCCCCTGCAGGGGCAGGCGACGCAGCTCGCAGGCGGCCAGACCGTCACGATCACCGGCACCGGCGTCGCCCAGACCCCGCCCGCCGCACCTGCCGCCGGCGTCACGGTTTACCCGTGCTTCGTCTTCGGTCGTGGCGCTTATGGGCAGGTCATGCTCGACGACGTGAGGATCAGCTACCTGAAGGATGCGGACAAGTCTGATCCGCTGAACCAGCTCCGCATCGGCGGCTGGAAGGTGTTCTACGGGACGCTGATCCAGAACCAGCAGTTCTTCGGCCGCATCGAATGCACGTCGAACTTCTCGGCGACCTTCGGCTAATAGGCGAGGGGGGCTGTACGCCCCCCTTCCCCTTTTGAGGACGGGCTTATGGCAACGAAGACGCTTGGGACAACAGCGAACAATTCGCTCACGGCAATGCTTGTCGCTCATGGGGGCATGGCGGCGGCGGATATCGCCACCATCAATCAAGGCATCAAGTACGACGGCGGCCCCGAGGGCGCAGGCAATGCCTTCCCCGGGGGTTGGGACTTGGCTTCCGGGGGACTGCTTTATATCCCCCGTCGCGGCGTTCTGAAGGTCATGGCAGGCGATTACGTCGCCATCGACAGTCAGGGCTGGCCGGTGCTGGTGTCTGCCAACTCGATCGCCAATGCGGCGTGGACGCACAGTTAATAGTGGGAGACTGAACCATGAGTTCCGACGAAAATACCCCGATCAAGCGTGGCCGAGGCCGCCCGCCGAAGGCTATCCCTGCGCTCACCCCGGAGCTGGAAAAGCTCCTGACGGCGGAAGACGTCGCCGAACTCGAAAAGGCTGCGCACGATGCCGTGACCGAGGAACGCAAGGCCGACGCCCGGCAGGCGTTCCTCAAGGAAGCGATGGAGAAGGCCCGGCAGGACCTTATCCCCGGAGCGGAGCTTCTCGATATCCAGATCGACCTGCCCGGCCATTCCGACCGGATCACGATCGACCAAGTGTCCTACATGCACGGGGGCACTTACAAAGTGCCCAAAGTCAAGTATGATACCCTTGTGGATATCATGGCTCGTGCTTGGCAGCACGAAAACGAGATCGGCGGGGCGAACAGCAACGCCTATCGCAAGCCGCGTGGGGTCATGTTGCGGCCGGATACTCACGGCAACGTGATGAGGATTTAGAAACCATGGACGCCTCGACACAGACTTCCCCCGCTCTCGGGGTTTCTTTCAACCTGCCGCTCGACGAGCGCGGCCGGAACCTCGTGTTCCAGACGCATATCGACGCGGCCAGTTCCCCCCAAGAGATCAATGCGCTCTTGGACAAGGTGGTGGCCGCCGGCGAGCGGCAGTTCGCCAAGTACGAACTGAAGCGTCTGGAACTCGACCTCCGGGCGCTCAAGGAACAGGTCAAGCGGCAGGAAGACGACCTGCCGAACCGGATGAAGCTCTGGGAAGCGGATTTCGCCAAGCGCGGCCGGAAGGGCGATTTCGTCCCGAGCCCCGCCCAGCACGCGGAGCTGCTGAATGCCAAGAGCACAATCGACCAGCTCAAGAAGCGGGTTACGCTGACGGAAGACGAGATCGTCAAGACCAAGGCGCAGATCGCCGAAGGAGAGTAAATGCCCACCCTGACGTCTGCGCAGATTGTAACTCTGGCGTGCCAGATTGCGCGGGCGACGGGGTTCGTCTCCCAAGCGGGCCAGCTCTTGAACATGGTGCTGGATGAACTGTGCCAGACCTACGACTTTGAACTGGCCCGCACGGAACTGAATTTCACCTTCAACGGCCCTCTGGGTTCGGGCTTCGGCCCCTACACGCTGCCCAACGACTTTCTCCGGGTCGACGGTGATAGCGTGACCTATTATATTCTGAACCAGCCCTACCGGATGGTCCGCATCGACATGAAGGAATGGGACGTCCTGTCCCAGCAGGCGGGGCTCGCCGCCTACCCGGAATACTTCGCGACGACCCGCGAGAGCGTGCAGTCGCCCTCGACCCCTAACGCGGTGATCCCGCCGGCGGCTAACAGTCTCATGTATGTCTGGCCCCCGTCGTCGGGGGCGTTTCCCGGGCTCATGCGCTATTTCCGGCAGATGCCGGTGATCGCAACGCCCGAGACTTCGACGGTTGTGCCGTGGTTTGAAAATCAGGCATATCTGATCCGCCGGCTCGCCGGGGAGATCATGGTGCTGGCCAACGACGATCGCGCAGCGCAGTTTCTCGGGGACGGTGACGACAACTTCATCGGTGCGGGCAAACTGCTGCGCAATTACCTGAAGCTGAAGGACGACCCCGAGGGTCGGGCCAAGACGATCGAACTCGACCGCCGGCGCTTCGGCACGAACTTCAATCGCTTGCCGAATACCAAAGTTTTGGGTTGGTGAGATGGCCCGGAAGAGCAAGCCCTACCGGCACGTCGTCAAGGGGGTGACGGACACGCTGGACAGCACGGATACGGTTCAGGACGGGCTGGGGTCGATGACGGCCCTGCAAAATCTGATCCCGGACCCGACGACGCGCTATCTCTATGTGCCGCGCCCTCCGGCCACGTCGCTCACGACTTTCGGATCGTTCTCGACCCCCGGCTTCATTTCGGTGTTGAAGGTCATCGGCTCCAAGGTTTTCGGCATGATCGCGTCGGTGCGGTTTGCCGGCAAGGAAGAGCCGTTCTGCTACGACCTGCTGGCCTCGGCCTTTGTCTCGATTTCCGGGGTGCTGTCCTCGAACGTGCCCACGGCGGCGGTGTCGACCGGCGACTGGACGCCGCCCACGATGGACGTCGTGGGGACGGTCGTCTGTGTTACCCACCCCGGTTTCGACGGCGTGACGAATTTCGTCGGCTTCATCAACATCAGCAACCCGGCCCTCCCGGCGTGGACGGCGGGCAACACGGCGACCAACGCCCTGCCCTGTCCGCCGTCGGCCGTTGCGCAGTTCGGCAACCGCGCATGGTATCTCTGCAACCCGGCGACGGGGCAGCCCAAGGCTTACTATTCCGACGTGCTGGTTCCGGGCACGATCACGAACGCCAGCCAAGCCCTGACCTTTGGCGACAACGTGGCGTTGACGGCGGCGGTCGGGCTGCCGTTGGAAAACCAGCTTGGCGGCGTCATTCAGTCGTTGATCGTGTTCAAGGGCACGAGCAACCTCTACCAGATCACGGGCGACGCGGCGCTCAGCACGCTGGCGCTCAATACGCTGAATGTGGCGACGGGCACGCGCAGCCCGCTCTCGATCTGCACCACCCCCAAGGGGATCGCCTTCCTCGCCCCGGACGGGGTGCGGTTTATCGACTTCGCAGCACGGGTGTCGGACCCGATCGGGCTGGCGGGGCAGGGTGTGACGATCCCCTTCATCTATTCGCCAAATCCGTCGCGAAGCGTGGCCGCGTGCAACGCAGCGGTCATCCGCATCTCCGCCCAGAATGGTTCCGTGTCGGGCAACCCCGTGCAGGAATGGTGGTACGACATGGTGCGGGACTGCTGGACGGGGCCGCACACCTTTCCGGCGTCGCTTATCGCCCCCTATGCGCAGACTTTCATCATGACGCCCTCGGGGGTCACGCATTCGCTCTGGCAATCCGATTTCCAGCCGAAGGCGGGCCTGACCTACGTTGAGAACAGCGCGCAGATGACCTTCCTCTGGGAGACGTCTCTGCTGCACGACAGCCCCAACCTTCAGCAGATGGAGTGCCACACGGCGGGCCTCTATGTTGCCCTGCCGGCGGGGCAGCCCTCGCTCGCGGTGTCGATCTCCAACGAGTTCAACAGCGTGCTGGACAGCGTGTTCATTCAAGGCCCCACGGCGACCCCCTCGATATGGGGGACGTTTAAATGGGGGACATCGAGCTGGGGGCAGGGCGCGGCCAACGTCAATTTGACCCCGCGACAGCTCAACTGGCATGTGCCTATCGTTTTTTCCCGGTGTCGGCTACAGATTGGTGGAAATCTGGCGGACGGTTTTCGGATCGGCGACCTCTACATGCTGATCGAAGAACTCGGGATTACTGCGGGAGCATGAAGATGCGGAAGGTTCTGGCGCTGCTGTTTGGCCTTTTTGTCGGGGCTCTCCCCGCGCAGGCGCAGATCATCAATTCACTGCCCTACCTCCTGCAGAACGGCACGGTCGCCGACGCCTCGCAGGTCATGGCGGATTTCAACCAGATCGTGAACAACGTCAACGCTAATGCGGCGAGCGGCGGGGCAAACAGTTCGATCACCTCGTTGAGCGGGCTGACGTCGCCGCCCTCGGGGCTGGGCTCGCTGGTCTATTATGGTTCGTCGATCGGGGGCACTTCCAATGCGATTACCCTCGCCCTGACCCTGCCGACGTCGTTCCAGTTGCGGGCGGGCTCGGTCCTCTGGTTCGAGCCTTCGTCGCCGAACAGCGGGGCGGCTACGCTCAACACCACATCGAGCGGGGTAGTGGCAATCCTGAAAAACGCCGCCGGCGGGCTGGTCCCGCTTACCGGGGGCGAGCTGCAGACGACGGTGCCCGCGTGGGTGCTGTATGACGGCACGCAGTATATTCTCATGAACCCGTTCGACACGGATTATCTGCCCTATACGCCGATCGCGTCGGCGGCCACGACCAACCTCGGAGCGGCAGCGTCGCAGAAACTCAACGTCACAGGCAACACCAATATCACCTCGTTCGGCGCGTCGGCGACGGTCGGGGCCTTCTACTACCTGCGCTTCGATGGCTCGCTGACCCTGACCTACAACATGACCTCGATGATCCTGCCCGGCGGGGTGAACATCGCCACGACCCCGGGGGATACGGCGGTCGCGACCTATCTGGGGTCGGGCAACTGGCAGGTGACGAGCTACGTCCGCGCGCTGCAGATGGCGACGGGACCCTATGTTCACACGCTGCTGGCAAAGAGCAATTCCGGGGCTCCGAATACCAAGATCGACGTGACCGCGGTCAGCGCACTCCTGACGTCGAGTAACGGCTACGGCATTCTGGCGCTCAGCCCGTCTTTCACCATCAACGCGGCGGTGACTGGCGCAAACGGGATGGATGCGGGGGGCCTCGTCGCCAGCAGCGAGTTCCACATCTACATGATCTTCAACGGGTCCACGGTGGCGGGCCTGCTCAGTGCTTCGGCGACGTCCCCGACCCTGCCGACGGGCTACAATTATCCCGTGCGGATCGGGGCCATTCGTACGGACGGCTCGGGCAATATTCGCCCCTTCTCGCAGCGTGGGCGCAAAACAAATCTCGTGGCGACGGGCGCGCCTTTGGCGGTAGCGTCGGTGGCCGCCGGGGCGTGGACGGCGATCGCGTGGAATACCCTGATCCCCTCGACGGCGACGGAGATCGCCCTGCAAGGGTATGCAGCGGCGGGCTATACGACGTCGGCTTCGCCGAACAACACCGTCTCGACCTCCTACCCGCCCTTCGCGGCGGCCAACGGTGGCTTCTCGATGGGGTCGCTGGTTCTCGAAGGGTCGAACCTCTACTATGGCCTGACGAATTTCGGCAACCTCAACTGCACGGGCTGGACTGACAGCGTGCCGGCCGATTGAACTTGAGCGATGTTCTGCTATGGTAGTAGGACTAAATGGAGGTGGACATGAAACGCATCCTATTCGGCGGGCTGTTTGCCGCCATTCTGGCTTCTGCAGCGATCGCCGGGCAGACGCCGCTCCTGTCGTCCTCGCCGAACTATTCCGAGGCTTCACAGATCATCCCTGCGATCAACGCGGCGCTTGGCAACGTCAACACCTATGCGCAGCAGGAACTCGCCGGC